GGGAAGCCTGACTCGAATTTCCTCGACGAACCAAGGGCGCGGCTCGCCTCGTCCCCCCGTGCCATGGCGAGGTGGTAAGCGTAGATGTTGGTGCCGTCGAGATTGAACGAATAGCCGGTCGGGATGCTGATCGTTCTCGTGCAATCTCTGGTAAGGGTGCGCCGGCGTACCCCAGATGACGGCGATCAAGCCAGTGGCGCATCAGCAAACTGACTATGCAGAAAACCCTTCAAAACTGCCGCTAGAAAGCCGTTATACATCAATGGCGCATTTTGCGCTGTTGCTTTATGCAGAAAACAATTGTTTTTGGCATAGGCTTTGGGGCATGATGCTGGAGCATTGGGGGTTGTCATGCAGAAGCGCGCCGCAATTTACGTCCGCGTATCGACCGATAAGCAGACCATCGAGAACCAGGTCGCCGCCTTACGCCAGATCGCCGAGCGACGGGGCTGGGAGGTTGTCGAGCAGTATCACGATGCCGGCATTAGCGGCGCTAAGGGCCGCGATGGGCGTCCAGGCCTCGATCAGCTGCTCAAGGACGCCAGCAAGCGCAAGTTCGATGTCATCATGGCCTGGGCGATTGACCGGCTGGGCCGGTCACTGATCGATCTACTCGGCACCATCCAGGCGTTGGAGGTCTGCGGCGTTGACCTGTACCTCGATCAGCAGGCGATCGACACCACGACACCAACCGGTCGTTTGATGTTTCAAGTCACTGGCGCGTTCGCCGAGTTTGAGCGCAGCATGATCCGGCAGCGTGTTCATGCTGGCCTTAAGCGCGCCGTAGCGCAGGGGAAGCAGCTCGGCAGGCCGCGGATCGATCTCGCCATCGAAAAGCGCATCCAGGCTCAATTGCGCGCCGGCAAAGGCATGCTGAGGATTGCCCGCGAGTGTGGCGTCGGCAGTGGGACCGTGCAGCGCGTTAAACAGGAGATGAAAGGCCCTTTCGACGGCGTAGCCGCGTGAAGCCGACAGCGCACAAATGAAGCGACAGCGCCCACAATTGCCGGACGAATTCGCGCAGTTGCTCTGGGGCGATCAAGGCTTACAACAACCATGATCGTCTTATTGACGCTGTTGACCGCGGGAGCAAGCATGGCCTTTGCGGTGCACCAGTGGTGGCGCGGCCATCACATGATAGCGATCGGCTCCATTACTTTCGCATGGCTTATGGCGGGCGTTGCCATAGAAGCCGCCAAGAACAACCACAATGCGCAAACCACAGAGGTTTCTCCGACAGCCATAGCCGTTTCGGGCCATCGCTAGTAGCCTGTTATTTCAGATCGTGTGGCGTCAGCATATTGGTGTTGGCGTTCGAACAGCTCATCAATGGTTTGGGGCCCCTCCGGTCCCTCATAACAAATAGCCATCAAGCCGAAGGAGTCGGCAGCGTGGCTGGAAAAATCGTGTTCCGGGCCAAGTCCAACGTGGCGCTGCTCGTCTTTCTTCTCATGGTAATAGCCCAAGCAGGCAATTCCCGCCTCTGTCGTTTCTTCGTTGAAAAAACACGACGGCAGAATGCGCCTCACAGCCTCGATCCGTTGCATTGCCGCGCCGGCGCCCTGATTGGGGATAACCACGACATCAAAACCGGCTTCCTCAAGATGGTCACGGTAACGTTTGCCTGTGATGCTGTTGGCGTTAATGCCGTCGTGGGGCAGATAGCAAATCGGATGCCATTTCCGGGACCGCAGCTCATTGACGTAATAAGCTAAGATCTGGCCTTGTCCCTCAATGTAATCGAGCACGTTGATCTGGTTTCCGACCCACTGGACAACCCAGACGGCCATTGCATCGGCCTTCGCACCGGAACCGCCGATGTCGAAGAAGGCACGAACGGGTAAGATTGGGTCAGCGGCTACAAAGCCAATCCGTCTTTGCTGCCTCGCCTCGTTGAGCTGTCGAGCGAAATAGGCCCCCTCAAAAGCCCTGGCGTAGGTGCCTTCCCAAATGTGGTCGTAGCGTTCTGGGTAGACTTTCAGATCGTGCTGGCGCTCGGCCTCAAGAACATCCGGAAACCACGGATTGTCACGCCAATCGGCCTGAACGACGATTGCATTATCCGGCTTGTTCTTGCGCAGGAACTTATCAACCGCATCCTTTTCAAGGCGCGGATTCCAACTAAACCAAATTTCAGATTCTTCCTTCCGAATGGTGGGACGCAATAACGCCAGACTGCGCTCGCTCAAAGTCTGCGCTTCTTCAACCCAGCACCGATCAAAGCCCTCGAAGGATTTGATGGATTCCGCGTTGTGGTCCTGCATTCCCTCGAAAACAATAAACCCGCCGTAAATATCCTTGATGCGGTCCTTTTGGACCTCGAATAGATGCCCAACGCCCAAAGATCGGATTTTATCCTCGATCAGCAACTTGGCCGACTCTTTGAGGCTTTTCAGAACCTCACGAACGCACAGGGTTCGCAATCCGCGGCCACTAACGTGCTCGTCAACGACCAGTTCGGCAAAGAAATGGCTCTTACCGCTGCCTCTCCCGCCCCACGCCCCTTTGTAGCGAGCCGGCTGCAATAACGGCTCAAATACCTTGGCCGTTCTTATGTGCAATTTACCCGTTTTCTGATCGAACAATGGTGCGCCTTACTTCGTGAACGTGCCTGATTGCATCGAATTGGTCATCACCTACGATGGCTTGTGCTGGCTTGCCGTCGAGACGATCACCAATCTCGCGCGCCGCGGCGGTTTCCTCGCCTGCACGATTGAGAAGCTGTCTGGCGATATAGCGGAGTGATCCCTTGTGAGCCGGACTTTCTTTGCCTTGCTCGGCAAGCGCGGCCTCAACGCGCAGCGCATCACGAAACGGCTTATCTTTGTTCGGTGAACCGCGTGGCCGCCCGGCGGGCATAATATTTTATTCCTTAAATCTCTGATCAATAGGCCGGTTTTGTTTGTGGCATTGACCTGTCCAAATCCAATCTGCCGCTCCAAAAGCTCGAAGCGGTGAAATTTCTCTAGCGATGTTTTCCTTAGATGCCGGAACGCCCATCGGCGAAAACGCAATGCCTGAAACTAATTCTTGACTAAACGCGTGCGCGCCTCACGCGGCGCTCAATTCCTCGAATCCATCTGCCTTCAATTCCTTGATAATTGCCTGCCGCACATATTCGGATGCGGTCGTGAATTTCTTATCCGCAGACTGCCGCAACCGCGTCGGGGAGCTTTTCTGGCGCCCTAATACGCAAATAGCTCGGAAAACGCGTCGGCCGACCTTCGCTCATTTGCTCCTCGTTCGAGGCGACGGCAAATCGCCTTATCTGCTGAAAGTTATTCACAAAATGACCACGCACCAAGGCTAATCACCTTTAGGGACGGCCCTTTGTGGCTTACTATGTAGCAGTGTGTTGCCGCGCGTTCGTATTGCGGCCCCAAATATCGCCCGGACGTCATGCCAGCACGACTCTTACGCCTTCCGATTACCAGTAGTATTCCGAGACCCGCACTAAACATCACGCCGGATGCTTGGACGAGAATCGAAAAATCATCATATCGCCTCAAGTTTTCCGATGCCCTTCGCGAACATATTGAAAGGGCAACTGTCAAATATGTTTGGCTCGCAAAGATGGAGGACAAGGCCGAGCCGTTGGCGGCAGCTAAAGAGATTTTGCGCAGAATCTCCAAACTAAGGCCGCTCGTCCATCAATTGCTTCCTGATCTGCGGGGCATCTCGAAATGTGAAACCGACGCCCACAGTCTTTTAAGGCATAAACTCGGGCAACTTTTTCGTGCGCCGTCGCAGCATCGGCGGCCTTTCGGTGATCACCTCGGCAGCTTTATTCTAGATCTGGCGGCGTTCAGTGAAGCCTTGAACAAAATTGGCACTCTAGAAACGTCGGACTGTCAGCAACACGGTGACGCCTGGAGCGGCTGGGTAAATGATCTCACCGCCATAATTCAGCAGGCTGGACTACGAGCCGGAGTAAGCAAGGACACCAGATGTAAGGAGGACTCGCTTTTTGTGCGCTTTGTGGCAGCGGTGCAGAAAGAATTGCCTCGGGATCAATTTTTGCAGCCATTCACCGAACTAAGATCATTGGCGGATGCAATTTATCGTGCTCGGCGTGATCGCCCGCGAGCCGGGGTCGTTAAGCAAGCGCGTGCGGATAAATAAACCCCCGCTTTGCTGCCAGAGGTCGCCCATGATGCCTTCATCTGTACTCAATAGGATGGAGGCGCCGAGTGCCACCCATAAAGGAATTTCTCACCACGAAGGAAGCAGCGGCCCGCGTCCAATTATCGGAATCCGCCCTCGAAAAAAAACGAGTCAATGGCACCGGGCCAGTATTCGTAAAGCTCGGTAAAGCAGTGCGTTACGAGGTAGCCGCACTAGACGAGTGGACCGCCGCCGGTCGGCACAAATCGACGGCCGAGCCCGTCACCGCAAAAGCAAGCTGAATCTCAAAATAAAACCCGGCAGAGCGTGCTACCGCTAGCCGGGTCAATGGAAATATTCGCATGTCTTCTTTAGCTAATCGAAACCTACTCAGCAAGAATTTTGTTTCAACAAGTACTGAGTGCAAAACAGGCGGCACGCGCCGCCGTCGCAAGGGCGATCGTATAGAGCGCGAAATAGTCGATCGACACAAGGCGCTGGGCGTGCGTGCTGAGCGTTATCCGCTCTCAGGTGCCAGCAAATTTCGTGGCAGCGGGCATGATGTCGATATTTATTTATTTGGACGCGACGAGGCGCCCGCGGTTGCAGAAGTAAAAGCCCGCAAGAACGGAGCCGGGTTCGCAAAGCTCGAAAGATGGCTGGCCGAATACGACGCGCTCTTTCTTCGGCGCAATAATGCGGATCCGCTGGTATTACTGCCGTGGCGCATGTGGGAACGCGTCCTCGAAAGGATGGTACGCGATGTAAACGTGGGGAGCGATCATGACTGATCTGCTTGCCCTTCTAACCGGCGTGTCGCGTAGCGGTGAAGGATGGACCGCGCGCTGTCCAGCCCACGAGGATCAACACAACAGCCTCAGCGTTCATAACCGCAACGGTCGCTGGCTGCTCAATTGTCACGCTGGCTGCGGGTGGGAGGAGATTATCGGCGCGTTGGGAATAGATGCATCCGCCCTCTTCGACGCATCAGCAGGGGGAGTGGGTGGGTCTATCCCCACCTACAACCGTGCAACTGCGCAACCGAGGACCAAATCATCAAAGTTATCAGCGGCTGAACGGCGACTCACGGTGTCACTGAGCGCGGCCGGCCTTACCCTGCACCAATACGCGGCAGCCAAGGGGATTACAGCCGACTTCCTGAAAGCGTGCGGGGTGTCAGAGTTTAACTACAACCACAAACCCGCTTTGCGCATTCCATATCTGGGACCTGACGGCGAAGAATTAGCTGTGCGGTTCCGGATCGCCCTTGATGGAGACCGCTTCCGCTGGAAGTCCGGCAGCAAGCCTTGCCTGTATGGTTTGAACCGCATTGGGGATGCCAAAGCTGCGGGATATGTGGTGCTGGTCGAGGGCGAGTCCGACGTCCATACCTTGTGGCACCATGGCATACCTGCAATCGGATTGCCGGGCGCGACGAGTTGGCGAGAAGATCGCGACGCCGAGTGGTTTGACGGTATCGAAACAATCTACGTCGTGATCGAGCCCGACAAAGGCGGGCATTCCGTGCGGAAGTGGCTTGCGCAGTCCGCGATGCGGGCACGAGCCAGGCTGCTTCAGCTCTCGGCTAAAGACCCCTCCGCAATGCACATCACCGACCCCGCCGGATTTATGAAGGCGTGGCAAGTGACGCTGCTCGGGGCGATCCCGTGGACAGCGATGGAGGCGAACGAGCGCGCGGAAGAACAGGCGGAGGCATGGGAGTTGTGCGCTAACTTGGCGCGCGCCGAAAACATCCTTGCGGAATTTGACAGGGCGCTCGGTACAGTCGGGCTTGTTGGGGAGCGTCGAGTCGCCAAGCTCATTTATTTGGCTGTCACATCTCGACTGTCAGACCGTCCAGTTTCGATCGTAGTCAAAGGGCCCTCATCGGGCGGCAAGTCATTCACCGTTGAATCGGTATTGCGATTTTTCCCCTGCGAAGCGTTTCACGCTCTTACCGCAATGAGCGATCGGGCGCTCGCGTAT